CCCAGACCCAAGAGATAACCCAGTCCCTACGGCCCCTACGGGGATAACCGGAGCGCGATGGGCCTTGCGGCGACGGTTGCAACCTACGTTCCAACCCATCCTCAGAAAGTAAGACAGTGTCCAACAGCACTCCTTCGCGCCCCGGCGCGGACCAGCTTGGTGCCGATCCTCGCGCACTGATGCTCGACCTGTTCGGCGGCGAGATCATCTCGGCGTTCGAGACGGCGACGCAGCTTCGCGACAAGCACCAGACCAAGACTCTCGCCAAGGGCAAGAGCTTCAAGTTCCCGGCGATCTGGAAGGCCGGTGGTGGCTATCACACCCCGGGCGTCGAGCTGACGGGCCGCCAGATCAAGCACACCGAGATCACGGTCGATCCGGACGACAAGCTCGTCTCCGACGTGTTCGTGGCTGACGTCGACGAACTGCTCAACCACTACGACATCCGTTCGCCGTACACCAAGGAAATGGGCGAGTTCCTCGCTCGTCACTACGACGCGAACATCCTCCGCGTGATCCTGAAGGCCGCTCGCAGCGGCGCGCTCTTCTCGGGCGATCAGGGCGGCGGTCAGATCATCGGCGCGACCCTCGCGACCGACGGTGACGCCCTCATCGACGCCCTGTCTGCTTCCAAGCAGGCGATGGACGAGAAGGACGTTCCGATCAACTCGCAGCAGGTCTACGGCCTCCTGAAGGCGGCGCAGTGGTATCTCGTTGCGCGCACCGACCGGAACCTGAACCGTCAGACGAACGGCGCTGGCGACAATGGTTCGGGCCCGAGCATCCGCTCGATGCAGCTCGACACCATTGACGACATCCGCGTCCTGAAGTCGAACATCGCGAACGACGTCTACGGCGTGAACAACGCTGCGGGCGTCTATGTCGACAACACGAACGAGAAGTTCATCCCGGCGTACTACCAGGCCGACAACACCAACACGATTGGTGCAGTCTGGACGCCGATGGCCGCTTGTTCTGCGCTCGTCCGCGACGTCAGCTTCCAGATCGAAGAGCAGCCGCGCAAGCAGGGCTCGCTCCTCATCGCCAGCCTGATGACCGGCACCCGCACCCTGCGCTCGAAGTGCGCCATGGAGCTGCGGACGGCTGCGTAAGCCATCCATGGGGGAGTCCTTCGGGGCTCCCCCTATTTTTTCATTGGAGCTTCTCCCATGCCCATGATCCAAGTCATGACGGAGCTGGACGCCGTCAACGAGATGCTGATGAGCATCGGACAGGCCCCAGTTAACACCCTCGCCGTTACCGGCATCCAAGACGTCAACATCGCCAAGGCGGAGCTGACTAAGGTTTCCCGCCGTGTGCAGAGCCGTGGTTGGAACTGGAACACGGACGACAACTACACCCTCAACCCCGACGTCGACGGCGCAATCCTGATCCCCGAAGGGGCTCTCAAGGTGGACGCCTCGGACACCGGCTCGAACCTCGTTCAGCGCCGCCACCCGACGAAGAACGCCATGGCGCTCTACGACCGGGACAACCAGACCTTCACCTTCACCGCTCCGGTGGCCGTGCAGATCATCTGGGGGTTCGCCTTCGAGGATATGCCGGAGACCGCTAGGACGTACATCGCGACCTCGGCAGGCCGGAAGTTCCAGAGCCGCGTGGTCGGATCGCAGATACTCGACCGCTACCAGCAGGAGGACGAGCAAGTGGCTTGGGTCCTTCTCGACCGTGAGGAGCGCGCCTCCCGCGACACGAACCTGTTCCGCACGGGACCGGCTTCCATCGTCGGCTTCGGATCGCGCCAGTACTAATGCTACGGCAGCGGGTCCTCCCCGCGCTGTATAACGGTGTCTCTCAGCAGCCCGCGATACTGCGCTCGCCTGACCAGAATGAGTACGAACTCAACACTTGGTCGGTGATCTCCGACGGCCTCGGTCGCAGGCCCCCGACGGAACTCGTCAAGAACCTCGGGGCGATCAGCAACGACGCCTTCATCCACCACATCAACCGCGACACGACCGAGCGCTACATCGTCGTGATCGACGGCGGCACCATCAAGGTGTTTGAACACGCGACGGGCAACCAAATCACCGTGAACGCTCCGGACGGCTACGGCTATCTGGCGAACGGTGAGTACCGCGCCGTCACGGTGGCCGACTACACCTTCATCGTGAACATCAACCAGCCGGTCGGCATGGCCGCGCTCGGCTACGACACGCAGTACGATCCGGCCTACCACGTGTGGCTAAACCGCAAGGCCTCCGGATCGACCGAGCCCGACTACGACGGCTTCGTCGCGGGCGCTCCGATCCAGTACTACCCCAACGTGTCCTACGGGGCACTGGCGGGGGAAGTGCCGAGCATCGAGAAGCTCCCCGAGACCGCATCCAACGGTGCGCTCTACAAGGTGGTCGGCTCGACCGACACCGGCTTCCACTCGTTCTACGTCGTTCGCGACGGGGCGGTGTGGGACGAGACGGTCGGCCCCGGCCTGACCAACGCTCTCGATCCGGCGACCATGCCCCACGCGCTCATCCGCGAGGCAGACGGTACGTTCAAGTTCGCGCCCTTCAGCTGGGCCCCGCGCCGCGTCGGCGACCTTGAGACCAATCCGGTCCCGAGCTTCGTCGGACGCACGATCCGCGACGTGTTCTTCTACCAGAACCGGCTCGGCTTCCTGTCGGACGAGAACGCCATTGTCAGCGGTGCTGGCGACTTCGGTAACTTCTTCCGCACGACGGTCCTCGACTACATCGACAGCGACGTGATCGACATGGCGGTGGCTACGGCCAACGTCGCGATCCTGAACTACGCGGTGCCGTACAACGACGGCGTCCTCCTCATGGCGGATCAGACGCAGTTCTCGCTGACCAACGGTGAGCAGGGCATGACGCCCAGCTCGGTCTCCATCGACCCTGTGACGCACTACGAGGTCAACACTCGAGTCCGTCCGGTCACCATCGGCACCGAGACGTACTACTGCGGGGACCAAAGTGGATCCTCCATCGTCTGGGAATACACCCGCCTGTCCGACAACGAGGCGACCTCGGCTGCGGAGATCATGGCCCATTGCCCCCGGTACATACCGGCAGGGCTCAAGCGGCTGATCTCAGCGGAGAACGTCAAGGCGCTGTTCGCGCTGACCGGCACTCCCGACGTGTACGTCTACCAGTTCTACTGGAACGGCAACCAGAAGCTCCAGAGCGCGTGGCGCAAGTGGACCTTCGGGGGCGACGTGATCGGCGGGGAGTACCTCGGCGGTTACCTCTACCTGTTGATCCGCCGGGGCACCGAAGGGGTGTTCCTAGAGCGTCTCAACGTGGAGCCGTCGGCCAAGCCTGCCGAGCAGAACCTTCAGGTGTTCCTCGACCGCCGCGTGGCGATCACCGGGACCTACGATCCAGTGAACGACAAGACGTTGTTCATCCTGCCGTTCGTGGCCGATCAGGCCAACTTCCGGCTCATCCGTGGCAAGACCCACCCGACCCGCCCGGGCTCCGTGATCAACCCTTCGGGGTACGTCTGGAGCGATGCGACGTCGGTGGTGGTCCCCGGCAATGAGACCACCCTGAACACGGCAGGCGAGCTGTTCACGACGAAGATCACCTTCTCGCGGCAGTTCCCGGTGGACTTCCAGAACCGCCCGCTGACGACCGGAAGGTTGCAGCTTCGGACCTGGACGATCTACTTCTCAGACACTGCCTACTTCCGCACGGAGGTGCAGCCCTACGGGGCCGCGCTCGATCCGGCGCTGCAGGACGTGATCCCGGCCAAGCTCGCGGACTTCACCGGCAAGGTGGTCGGTCGAGACGATCTCCGGCTCAACAGCCCCACCTACCAGACCGGAAGCTACTCGTTCCAGATTTACGGCGATGCCGCACAGGCAGTCGTGTCTCTGGTCAACGACACCCACGTCGCGTCGACCTTCGTGTCGGCGGAGTGGGAGGGCTTCTACTGGAACCGAGTGCAAGGACAGTAATGATCACAGTTCACGACCTCCGCCATGTCGAAGCCGATGTGGTGGAGGCGTGGCTGGATCAGCTCACCCCCAAGCTCCGCAAGGACGACCTCGACGAGATCGAGGCGATGGGCGCGACGAGCCCTGAGAGAGCCCTGCGGGACTCCCTAAGTCTCTCAACTCATGGCTACGCCATCCTCTCATCGAGGGTGGGGGTTATTGCCATGTTCGGCGCGGCACCGTCGCCGCTCCCCGGTGTCGGCATCGTATGGATGCTTGGCTCCGACGACATTCAAACGGAAGCCCTCGGGATCGCGAGGCGCACCCGCCGTTACTTCGACGAGCTGAACAAGCCGTACCCCGTCCTCTGGAACTACATCGACGACCGCAACAAGGTCTCGATGCGGTGGCTGGAGTGGGGCGGTTTCAAGCTACTCCGCGAGACCCGCTTCGGGCCTCACCTCTTCCACATCTTCGCAAGGACAACCCATGTGTGATCCAGTGACGGCCACGTTGGTCGCCGTGGCGGTCGTCAGTTCGGCGACACAGTCCATCAGCGCCGTCAAAGCTGCCAACGCGCAGCAGAAGGCCATCAACAACCAGCTTGCTGTGAACCAGAAGGAAGCTCGCGACCAAGCGACGACCGAGCTGTTCCAGCAGATGCGGGACACCCGCCGGGAGCAGGCGCGCATCCGCGCAGCCGCAGGCGAGGCTGGCCTATCGACTACCTCAGGCAACATCGACGCGCTGCTCAACGACAGCGCCATGCAGGGCGAACTCAAGACGGACGTCAGCATGGCGAACCTTGAGAGCCGCCAGCAGGCGAACGAGGCGGAAGCCACGTCCATGATGTCGCGTGTCCAGAAGCCGACCGCCCTCGGCGTTGGGCTCAACATGGCTATCAGCGGGGCATCGGCATGGGCCGGTGCGCCTAACGCGGCCAAGATCAGCAAGGGCGGCTAATGGCAGACCTCTCCCAAGTTCAGGCCCGCTCCACGCAGGCCGACCGCATCACGCGGAACACCGACGGGGTGATCCCCGGTCGCCGCAACACCGAGACCCCCAACAGGGTCATCTACGGTGATATGCGGAACGCCTCCCGGGGCGACGGCGGAGCTGACGCTCTTCGCGAGCTGTTCGGCAAGGTGGATC